CAGACCAAGACCAAGACCCAGGCTTAGACTCAGACCCAGATCCAGACCAAGACCAAGACCCAGATCCAGACCCATACCTAGTTCCAGATCCAGACCAAGACCAAAAATCAGACCAAGACCCAGACCCAGACCAAGACCCAACCCAAATTAGAGGTATTCTCATTTTCCCGCCTTCCTAGAGGTTGAAAATTTAAAACACTAACTCAGAGGTGTTTTAAATTTTTTGGCCCCTTTTCCCTTTGTTTTGTTGAGGTTGTGAGGAAATTGTCTTAAAATCCTTTAAAACACTTCGGGCCTTTAGAATCAACAACTGTTTTAAATTTCTTTCTCAAAACCGTTTGGTTTCAGTGAGTTAGAGATTTAAAACGTTAAGACAAAACCCTCTATACCTTTGTTCTTTGAAGGGCTTGCACGAAGAATCAATAACTTACGTTTCTGTGTGTTCCTAAGATCGCTAAATACTACAACTGTAGAAACTAGTCTCTACAGAACCCCTACCAAGACCCAGATCTAGACTCAGACCCCGATCCAGATCCAAGCCAAGACCCAGATCCAGACCCATACCTAGGACCAAATCCAGACCAAGACCTAGACCCAAACCAAGCCCCAGACCTAGACCCAAACCAAGACCCAGACCAAAGCAAAAATAGAGGTATTTTCATTGTTGATGCTAAAGTCTAGACTCAGATCCAGACTCAGACTCCGCCTTAGACCCAGGCTCAGACTCAAACCAATACCAAGATCCAGATTTAAACCCAGACTCAGACCCAGCCCGAGATTTAGATCCAGACTCAGACTCAGACCAAGCCCCAGACCCCGACTCCGTCAAGTAGATAGCTATCGGAACCTTCATCCTGTTTTTCTCCCCGAGTCTCTCCGAGCTTTCTGCTTTTTCAGATATTGAAGAGCCATCTTTAATGCTTCCCGAGGTTCCAAATTAAACTCTTGAGCAAGCTCTATCAAGCGTTCTTTCTTACGTTGAATCGAGATATTTGGGAAGGTCTCGATTTTTGGGGTGTTCATGATTTTATTTGCGAGGATGCTTTAATACCACACCACTCTAACTCCCTCTATCCCAGCTTGGCGAGCCTGCTGGAGTTTTTTGTTCATTTGGTTAATATCTGAGGTACGCGGCCAAAAAATCACCCTCACCCCATCTTTGTAATACACCACCTCCCCGGAGGGAAGGAAAAGATGGGGTGTCTGGTCTTTGTCTTTGTCTTTGCGCATATTTCCTCTCGCACTTTAGTCCGAAAATAAACCGGGTTAATCCCCAACTCTCTCGCGCATTCCCCACAAAACGAAATATGCTCTCGCGTAAACCAGAGCCTATTTCGCCTTGTACCACAACAGGAACAACGCATAAATTTTCGCCCCGCTCCCATGGTTGACCTTTGTAGGTCGTAACTTAGGGAATTTTATGGTAACAAATATTGCCGTATGATTTCGCCTTGCGCCGTCAAGGTGGTTTTCCAGGCGGCTACCCATACTTTATCTGCGGCATCTCCCGTTTTACTCTTCCTCGCGGTCCTTGCCGCAGCCCACGCTGCATACCCCGCTGCCGCTCCCGGTATAGTATGTAACTTATCATCCCACCACGACGCTGCCGCTGCGGCTCTTGCCACATCTTTTAGTCCTTCGTCTATTGCTTCGCTTGTGACGTATAGGGCCGTTTGGCGCGCCGTATCTCTTGCCTCTTTTGTGTCTAATCCTAACGCGTAGCGCCGTCCCGTCTCAATAGTATTTCGGAGCCGCGCATCGTTAGGATATATACACTCGTAAAGCGGCAATACCTCCTCTGCAAAATCGCAAGCCATCAATCTTGCTACAACTCTACAACTTTGCTGGGTAGCGCGTAGCGCCCACAAAACATCCTCTACTCCGTTGCTCTTCAGGATATAGAGGAGATTGATCGGTTTGTCCTGCCCGTACGCTAATCCCCCTAAGCTTCTTACAAGATGCCTATATCGGGGCGCGCACGCTTCCTTCGCAAGGAGCAGATTAAGCGTGGTTGTTAGGCGGATTGCATGATTGGTTGGATTGATTGGTAGCATGGCTTAGTTGTCTATCCGTGTATGGCCACTCACTCGCACTATAGCGCATTTCGAATGCCTCCACCCTACCCAAACATCCTTGGATAGGATGGAGGCACGGGTAGTAGGCTGTTGCCAGCTATCACCTACCCTATGCCTAGCTCTTGTCACGGTTCCAGTTTGTCCCTACTCTTGTAGAGATGCATACGTGACGGATACTACCACCACACTTACGGTCCCGGTTCTGGGATCACTTACCTCGGCAGCCAAGACCAACCAACGTAGGCTGTTGCCAGCTATCACCGTCTGGTATCTCAGCGGATCTGTGCCGTTACTGTGGAGGCTATGATTTGTGCTTTGGGGAGGCCTCGGCTGAATATGTGCCTCACGTACTTTATCCCAGGGCCACTAGCTTAGGCGCTATGCGCCTTGCCACCCTATCCTTAGCGCCGATTATCGATATCGGCGAGATACCTACTCTCTCTCTCAAAAGCTAGATTTGTAGGGTACCCTCTCCGCTAAATGCGGAAAAGAACCCTCCGTTTGCCCTATAGGGCACTTTTTTGCGTAGATACGCTGGGGTCCCGTGAAGGGTACCCTACAAATCTAACAGATAAATCCTATCTGCTCTCGTTACTCCAAGGCTCGCAAGTGCAATCCATAGAGCGATGTGGCAATCCCGATGGTCTCGATGGGCCTCCACTTCGGAGGCACTGAGGTAGTAGCGGTTGCAGCTATCCGCGTCAGTCCAACGGAACCAACGTTGCGCGTTGGCGTCGAAATCGTACTCGCATAAATCTCGCATCTCAATCTCTCTCTTGGCCTCTTCTGCTGGCTACCCCGTACTAATACCCTGGTCTCGAATGCTTGCGACTCTGGGGCGGATGCCCCGTACCCTGTACCATGGCAGGTGGTGGTTGCGTGGCTATAGGTGGCGCATGAAAATACATGCCATGCTGTAAGTCCCGGCACACCGCAGCCATGCGGCGCGACTCCATCTCGCGCCAGTACGCCCCCACTGGCGGCAGCACCGCGCCCCGTCGGTCCGCGGCCATGGCACAGCGCTCGGCAAAAGTCGGTTGCTGTTGGCGCCGTAATGCCGCCTGCTCTGCCGCCACCTGGCGATCTTGCATCGCCGTTAGACGATCTAGATTGCACGGCAGTACGGCTCTTGCCCCCACTCGCCGTAACCCTCGGGATTGCCGGTCATTGGCCTTATCGATCTGCCACCCAGCAACCCTGGCTTTCAATACGCGCATGTCCATATCGGTGTAGTCCCCCTACAAGCGCCCTACCCTCGCTACTCAGTCCAGATAGGGCGTGTATCAGACTCCCTACTCGACTGACTGGACAAAGATCGAAAACCCGCCGAGCCTCATCTTGACCTCCGTCCCGTCGGGACAGCGGAAGGGCAGGATGACTGTCTTGTGCGCGGGGTCTTGATTCGCACAGAGGACGTATGCCATCGGCGTTCGCTTGGGATCGCCGTCCTTGTCCTTCGTCCCCGACTCGTAGATATACTCCTCGGTAATCGCCTTTGGCACTCTGATGACGTTGTACTGAGGATCACTGTCCACGTCGACAAGTCCGATGATGTTTGGGTGAGACGGGCGTTTTCCACCCCTCTCCCCTAATTGCGTTTTGAGATTTTTCAGATCCATAACTCACCTTCCGCCCGGTTTTTCGGGCTGTGGAAACGATTTTGCCACCGCCAGGGCGCCGGTAGCAATCGGGAAAACCCCTGAGTGGGGTCCTGCCAGTTTGGCGGGTCAGCCACCGCCAGGTGCCAATCTCAGTGCAGGCGGGCGACCAAACCGCAACTCGTTGAAAACAAACGGTACTAATAGTACTGGGAGATGCCCACATTTGGGCGGCAAAGCCCTGTTTTCTCTCCAACCCACTCATTCCAGACAGTTTACGAGTTTCGCCCATATTTGGGCGTTTCGCCCATATTTGGGCACAGTCCCCTAAGTTGTGATGCATGCAGCAGTATGCAGCAGTATGCAGCATGTGACCTGGAGGGTAGTATGATTACCCACATCAGACACGAGTAAAACCCACATTTTAGGGGATTGCACTAGGTGCTGGACTGCTGGTATTGTGGGGGGGAGGAGAGACGCAACTTATGACATTAAATGCATTGCAGGACCTGTTCACAACAGCCACCGTCGAGACCTGGCACCAGCACGCAAATGGCGGGGGGTGGGTAGCAAACACCGCCACCGTCGCGGTGTCAGCGTATATAGGCTCCGATGCGGTGGTGGGTGATTACGCAACGGTACGCGACCAGGCGGCGGTGTATGGCAACGCGATAGTGTATGGCCAGGCGAAGGTGGGTGGCCAGGCGAAGGTGGGTGGCCACGCGATGATAGGTGGCCGCGCGATAGTGGGTGGTCATTCGATGGTGGGTGGTCATTCGATGATAGAGTGGCCGGATACTTGGATGGATGACTAAGCCCAGGAGGTAACATGCAACAGATCGACGTACGTCCAAGCAATCCCACGGTAGTCGGATTGCTTGGACTCACCTTCCCGCAGCAAGCCAGCCGCCACCGTCGCGTGACTGTGTGTGTGTATGGGCGTGGTGACCGGAGTATGTCACTCGTCTCATGTTGGAGCGGTAGCCGACACGACACACACTGCGTAGTACGGCTGGCAGACGATATGACCTGGCAGGTACCGGATAATGGCTCTGGATACACAATCGCGGATGAGGTATACGGGCCAGAGGGTTTTCCCCTGCGGCTGCCTGCCCCCGGATATGCGGTAGTCACACTGACCGAGGGCAGCCGCCCGAGTATCTCCGTCCATCTGGATATCTCCAATACCATCGCTCTGCTCCCAGCACCGCGCGAGGGCGCCTGATATCGGCCATCCATGACATGCAGCACTTTGCAGCATGTGACCTGGCAGGTATTGGCGCCGCCACTGACACATGCAGCAGTATGCAGCACTTTGCAGCACGTTGTCCGTAAGTCCTGCTTTGCCAGGGGGTTAGGGGTCGGGAGGGGTGGGGGTAGGGGGTAGGGGTAGGGGGGTGGCCCGAGTCGAAGCTCGGGATTTCTACTCACGAGCGGGGGCTATAGTTCGTATCTGCCAAAACCCATAAAATCAATAAGATAGAGATAAAATTTATCAAAAATAATTTTTTGAAAATAACCCCCTCCCAATAAAAAGCAGAAACAATTTAGAAAAACTAGGATAATTTATCTTAATTGTTGATTCTAAAAAGAAAATAGGACTTGACAAATCCTAAAATTTATGGTATAATAAGACTAATAAAATGAAAGAAGAAGGGAATATCTCCAAAATAATCCCCCACCTCTCAGAGGGTACCTCCTCCCAGGCTCCTCCAGCCGCCCAAGAGATATTCCCTTCTTCTCCAATTATTCCGTTATGTAGTTGGAATGAGTGCTTAGGGGGACATAGATGGTCAACTACTCTACAAACTGTATTATGTGGAGGATGTAAGGCTCCAGTTTTAGCGGTTAAGAAAGAGAACTGTCCATATTGTAATGAGCCAGTAGGGAGAATGTCGATAAGAACGGACCATATCCCAAGTGGCGGGGGAGTAGCGGCAAGGTGTAAAAGAGAGGTTGGGGGATGTGAAACGACGGTAATTGACCTTCAACGAACGGGATGGGTAGAAGTTCAGAACAAAACCAAGTTTTTTGAAGAACGAGAAAAAGATGCCAACAGCTAAAAAAGGTCTTAAATCCATTACCTCCAAAGTTAAATTGGGAGATATGGTGGCTATAGAGTGGGTGGATGCTTGGGTTGACTCGGCAATGTATACAACCGACCAGGAAGGGCGGAAGCTAAAAGGTCTCACAACGTTGAGTGGAGGATTTTTAGTTTCGGCAACGGATCAAGGCGTAGCAGTTGCAAGAACGATTTGTAAAGAGGGAAACCAACCATATAGAGGGATTCATTTTATCCCCGCTAAAATAGTACAGAGTGTGAGGGTATTGAAGTAAAAGGATTAAGTATGAGTTCGAGTACGATCAAAAGCGTTGCATATAGTTTCTGTGGGGGATTTCCTCAACCATATGCGTTTGATGCCGTAGTAATCGAGGCGGGAAAGATGGTACTCGATGTACATAAGAAGTTTAAGACACGGGAAGAGTTCTTTGAAGAAGTAGAGAGAGTAATCCCGATGTTCGATGGAGAGAACGATGAAAGTAGGGCGTAACAAATTACGGATGAGTTCGGGAGAAGTAAGAAAGTTTAAATCCGAGAAGGCTCGGAATAACTTTGAAAGAGTAGCACAGGCGGTAAAACATGGATGGAAACCGACTGGAAAGGGAAAGTAGAGCGCTTGTTTATTAACTCTTTTATCGCTATTAGTACAATTAACTAGAATTTATATGAGCAAAAAAGTTAAGATCAAAACTACTGGAGATGTAAAGGTTGTTATCGGTCCTTCTCAGCCTATTGAAGGAGTGGTTCCTATCAATCCTGCCGAGATTCTCCGAACTGGCCAACTAGGTACTCGCACTTTCCCGGATCAAGTAACGCGTAGACCTTTTAAAGACCCAACCAAGTCCTTTCTTCATCGAGCCCATGGTCCCTCAAATGATGAGGTAGGCCAACCTCTCCCTGAAGGGGTAGATCCATACGTAAACGATTGGGGACAAGATCGAAATCGCTACTCGAAGGGTGAGAATAAACCCGAGACGGAAGAGGGCGTACAGATTTATGGAACCTAACAAAAATTCTTCGAATTACGTTTAGGGGCCAAGGGTTCGCCACCGCTTGCAATGCGTGAGCTTGCATAAAGGCCCCTCCAAGATTTGCTAAGATTTGCCAGGGTAGCTCAATTGGCAGAGCCGCCGATTTGTAATTGGTGAGGTTGAAGGTTCGAGACCTTCCCCTGGCTCCAAGAGGTATAGCAGTTAAATATAAAGAAAAGAGAACAAACTATGGCTAACATGGGACGTGGAGTTAAAGGAACTACTAGAGGTATTGAGCACCCGATTGCCGAGGATGCCGCAGCGATTGGAGACACTCGTCACCGTCTTCATACTGCCCCGCTCCCCAAACAGGAACATCCTTATAAGGCCCACCAGAACGCTCATAACTTTGGAAGCGGCAATCCGGGCGATGAGGTTCGGGATGATACTGGGATTGGACAGACAATGGGTGCGGGTGGGAATTGTTAGGTTATTGGCCCCAAGCTTGCAGTGATGCATCCCGAAGGAGCAAAAAAGATGCTGTGGACAATCTGTGCAGTTCTTCTCGTGTTGTGGTTGCTGGGAATCGCAACCTCCTATACCGCTGGCGGGCTGATTCACGTCCTGCTGGCCATTGTGTTGGTAGTAATGGTAATCCGCTTATTTCAGGGGTGTAGGCTCGACTCGGACTAAGTCGCCACTGATGTGTAAGGCTTGCTGGAGGACATATGTGTATCTAAGAAGCTTGGGCAGACCACAAAGCGGATTGGCTCGCAGGTTTCTATGTCCTCATAAAAAGAGCGAAAGATCTCGGATAGAGGCCGAACCTCAAAGAAAATATGAAACAAAGACTCGTAATAATTCCGATAGATAATGTTTTGGCCTTACTTAAAGACTATGCAGGACTAATTGCAGTTCCAAAAGACGCACAAGTCGAACGTCTCCTTATAAACCCTCAAGAACGAAAGATGGCGCTTGAAATATCGTCCGAGGATTGGACAGGACTACAAGTCCCCGAAGAGATTCGATTCGATTTGCAGCGGACATTTATGGTGGGTTAAATGGCAGGTATTAAACAACTCGTATTCGATCCGAAAAATATATACTCTCTCTTGGTACATTATACCGATGGATTAGTACCTTTAGAAGGAGAAGTTAAGGAAGTCTTGATTCACCCAAAGCTTTCGAGGTTTCTAGCTTTAAGCGTAGAGAGCGATAAGTGGGAAAGTTTGGACCCGCTCCATATTCGGTATGATGGCCAAAGGATTATGAGTTGGGTTAAAGGACAGGAAACACAGGAATGGAAACAACTCAACGAGACTCCCCCAAAACAGACATAATTGAATATGACATCGAGAAACAATCCCGAGATGAAGTTGAGTGTGTGAGAGCCTGGAAGACTCTTCCCAAAATTGAAGGAACATATACCCGAGATACTCTTGGAGTTTGGAGATTAGTTATACTATGATTCTTGTTATAGGCGATAGATTTGTGGATCAGTATTGGATTGGTACGACCCGAGGATTAAGCGCGGAAGCTCCAATTCCAATTATAGATATTAAAGATAGCTGCCTATGTCCCGGAGGATCTACAAATGTTCTAAAGAATCTTCTTGCTTTGTGTGGAACGAATCTAAGCTCAGTTATATGGACTTCGGTGACTGACGGCTGTCCGATTAAACATCGGTTAATTACCGAAAACAACCGACAACTTGCAAGATGGGACGAAGAAGATTTTTGTGAGCCTATCAAGATCGAAGAGTTTCAAGATCTGGATCTTTCTAAAGTTGAGGCAATAGTTGTTTCGGATTATGGGAAGGGCTCGATTACTCCTGCATTAGTGGCATGGTTAGTTTCTTTAGATAAACCTCTTTTTGTAGATACTAAAGCCGATCCAATTATTTGGCTTGGAGCTAACGATATCGTTCTTTTTCCAAATTATTCTGAATATGAGAAGGCTCGTAGTACCTATGAGTGGTTTCCAAGGGTTCTGCTAAAGCGTGGACCTGATGGGCTTGCCTGGGTTCAGTACGGGAAGGTGATTTTTTCGCTTCCTTCCGTAACCCAGGATGTTGTGTGCGTGAATGGTGCAGGAGATACGGTACTTGCAGCATTTGTGAAAGCTCAAATTATAGATAAAGCTTCGATTCTTTCTGCAATGAAATTTGCAAATTACGCAGCGGGCGTGGCTGTTGGAAAGCCTTATACCTATATAGTAACCGTAGAAGATATGGTACCAAGTAGTTTCATCTCATCTTACTAATGCTCCTCGATTCACAGTTTTTTAAGAAAATCTCTACCCTCCCTTCCAAATCTCAGCGAGAGATATTTAAGGTTTTGGGAGAGAGAGAATTTAAGCATTGTGCAGAGAGCCCAGTGTATTGGTTGGATGCTTCAAAGCATCCACAACTTGAGCAATTTCCCAAAGGGATTCCATACGTATATACGAAGGACCCTCATTTATTATTTACTTGTAAAGAATGTGGGATGGAAGTTTTACCTCATAAACGAAGTCTACATCTCTCTGTCGTACATGGGAGAGTAAAAACAAGACTTGTGGAAATTGAATCGGAGTTTAAAGAGTTACCTGCAATCCGACCTTTTCCAGAACTTCTCTTAAATGCCTACATGCTCCCGCTTATCGAAGAGTGGGTTAAAAATCAATACTTCGTGATTGAGAAGTCTCGGGATATGATGGCCACCTGGATGATTGTAGCGCTTCATACATGGGATTGTTTATTTCATAAAGGACGCCAGCATCTGTTTCAATCCCAAACCGCCCCAAAAACCCTTGAACTCGTTCAGCGCGCGTATTTTATTGCAAAGCGTCAACCTAAGTTTCTAAGAGATGTGATTGGTCCGGTAGTTTGGGGAAAAGGGGATCATAGATCTGGAGAGATGTATGTTTTAAAACAGGAGAGTGAGGTGCTTGGATTTGCACAAGGACCGGATCAAATCCGACAGTTCCACCCTTCTGCCGTGTTTCAAGATGAGGCGGCTTTTCAAATTGAAGCCGAGTCCGCATTTGCGGCAATTAAACCTGCAATTTTGATGGGTGGAAAGTTTGTTGCGATCTCTTCCGCAAATCGAAGTTGGTTTGAAAAGATCTGTAGAGACACTAGCGATGAGTAGACTGGTTTATGACTACACACGATATTGAAACTCGACATGGAAAGATGCGGGTATTTGCCGAAGATCTCTGGGTTTCTAGATCTCTTCTTGAACTCGGGGAGTACTCTGAGGATGAATATTTATTTTTACGGGAGATAATTCAGACTTTATCCAGTCGCGGGGGACCGATTGAGATGGTCGAGGCGGGAGCTTATATTGGGGATTTAACTATTCCTTTAGCGCGTATAGTTAAACATTTATACGCGTTTGAGCCTCAAGAAGAGGTCCGAGAGGTTTTAGAGTATAATCTGGAAGTAAATAGAATTAAAAATGTAACGGTCTATCCATATGCTTTAGGGGCCGAAACGGGAACTACTTATTATAACGTTGCAACCGGAGAAAATGCGGGCGGAACCTTAATGGAAGCGACTGGGTGTCCACGAAAAGATGGAGAACGAAAAGAAGTCCAAGTAGTAACTTTAGATTCTCTAAACCTATCTCCCTCTCTTATTAAAGCGGACATAGAAGGGATGGAGAAAGATTTGATTATGGGGGGCCTTCAAACCCTGCGCTCTACCCGATGCCCTTTGTTTGTGGAGTTTGATGCAGTGGTATTTGAGAATACTCCTCCGTTATATGAGATTTTAAATAATCTAGGTTATACTGTTTTTGCTCATTTCTTTCCTTTTTGGCGAGAGCTTAATTGGAAAAAAGCTAAGATTAACCCATTTGGTTCGGTAGTATCTAAGATGTTTTATGCCATACCGCCAATTGAATAGTTATGGCTAAGTCTCTCCACTCCCAGCAAGGCCTAAAGATCGTTCAAAACTCTAAAAATGGATTTGTAGTAGCGACTCTACATTATACGGCGGACCCTCGAAAGCGCTCGAAGGAATGGAAAGCTGAAGCCGTTCAGGGAATGTCTAAAGCTAAAGCCGAACAAGAGTTCGAAATTAGCTATGATGCAATGTTGGGAGAGAAGATTTTTCCTGAAATCAAATCTCGACAATCCGAGATTATCTTTCATGAGGGACCATTCCAGTTTAATGACTGGCCTAAGAATATTCCAATGTGGGGAGGATTAGATTATGGAAGCCGAAATCCTTCTGCCTTCCATATTTATACTATAGTCGATGGGTGCCTATATGCGATATGGGAACTCTACGAACCCTGCAAAGATATCCTGAATTTTGTCGAGAAGATGAAGAACTGCCCATTTTGGCCACAGATACGATATATAGCCCATGATCCTTCTATGAATTCATTGACTCAACGGGATATGAAGACTGGAGGGATGACTACGGTTGCTCGCCAGTTTGTGGAATTAGGGATTACTAGACTTCTCCCAGGTAATACGGATGAGCAGGCTTGGTTTGTTCAGATGCAAAAGCACTGGTGTGGAGAGGAGATAACTTTTAAGATCATGTCTTCCTGCCCAAAATTAATCGAGGAGTTCGAGGCCGCTACGTATGTTTCAATGTCCGAGAGACAATTAGAGACTTCGAATTTTAGGGAAGCAATGGTGGATAAAAAAAACCACGCTCTGGATGCTTGTAAGTATGTAATGAACTCCTCTCTTCCACTTAAACCACGAAATATAGTTCTTCCAAATACCGCCGCAAAGTTTGGATTTGGTAGTATTGGATCGCTACCCTCAAAGCGTATGAGTCAAGATAAGGAATGGATGTTTTTGAGATAACGCTTCCTAGGAAACCTAATATATGGCCATAGTCCAACTAGAACACGCATATCCAATCGACTTTGCAGGCGGGCATAACGAAGCTACTCCAGATTATCCTTCCAACTCCGAGGAAGCTAAGGTCGCAGCATATATATGTACTTGGCGGCAGCAATGTCGTTCTGTCTTTATTCAACGCCGAAACATCTGGGACGATTGCTGGAAGTTATATCGTGGATTGGATGACTGGTCCGTGAAGGATGACTGGCAGTCAAAGATCGTTCTTCCTAAGAGTTGGACCTCGGTTAAGATGGCAACAAACACTATTAAACGTCTCTTAACTGCGGCTAAGAAGCCCTGGAATATTGAAAGCGCCAATCCAGACGATATTATTACTACAATTCGTGCCGAGCAACTCACATATCTTACTCGGCATTTTCTAGACAAAGCCTACTTCTTAAAGGAATTTACGGAGGGCCTTGAGTGTGGGTTTATGCTGGGAGTGGGTGTATGGAAACTTTGGTGGGGACTACTTCCCCGTAAACAAACTCGTATTCAGACGGTGTTCGTTCCAATGCCTTCTCAATCTCCTCAAGGACCTTCAAACGCGATACTTGGGCAGGAATCGCTCCCGCAACTTGGAAGAAGCGGGGAGGGAATGGGTGGAGAAGAAGGGCAGCCAACTCTCCTTGCCCCGGAGCCCGCCCCTCAAAAAGTTCCCGCGCCTTTTGGGCAGCCAAGATTTGGGTATCGTCAACAAGATCTAGGTCTCTACCCCTCTCAACTTGGTGGAGAGTATCTCTCTCCTAGTGGATGGGGAATAGGTGGAGGAGGAAGTGAGGCCCCCCAGTCATATCTTCAAACCACAGTTCCTCAAAAGAAACTAATCCAAGAAGAGATTTTGGAAGGGAGATTATTTCTTCGCGCGGTAGATCCATATAACTTCTATTGGCTTCCCGGTTCAAAACTTAATCGTTGGGTAGGAACGATTGAAGATATAGAAATACCAAAGTGGGAGCTTATAAAGATGGCAGATGCCGGGGTATTTCCCCGAGAGAAGATAGATCGTCTTCAATCCATGAGGATTGATGAGAGATATAAAATGTCAAATCTGAGATTCGCCGAAACGGTGATGACTCAGAATGGACCAAACTCCGACACTGCCGTTTGCAAACTCACTGAGTATTATGGTCCTATCGTGTTTGATGGAAAGATCGTAAAGGAGTTTGCACATGTTATTTTGGGTAATGACTCGACTGTACTGGTATACCAGGATAACCCATTCTTACATCAAAAGCCTCCGTATATTGCGTTTTCACCCCTCTCCCTCCCCTTTAGGACGGAGGGTGTGGGGCTTATCGAAAATGTACGTTTTATCGATAAAGCTTTGTCGCAAATCGCCAACTTATCGGTAGATACGTTGATGTTTAGGTTATTGCCTCTTTTTGAGGTAGCAGTTGAGGCATTTGAGAATCCCGAGGACCTAGAGACGGGTATTGTTCCCGGAAAGATGCTTCGTAAAAATCTGGGAAATGCCGGGATTGCGGGAATTAGGCCAGTCGAATTTCAAGATATTTCCGGGGGAACTACCCAAGTTGCAGCGATGTTAGATCGCGCTCATCAGGAAGGAGCATTGATTTCAGATATCGCCGAGGGATTACCTAGATGGAAAGGCCAGCAAACCGCAACTGAATCCAGTCTTCTCCAACAACAATCGGAATCGTTTATGGGCGGGATGGCGGCGGATATCGAGAAAGAAGCAATCGAGCCTTTGGTAACGATGGCGATGGATCTGATATTTCAGTTTATCGATACCGCAAACGATCCGAGGGTGGCTTCGATTTTAGGAGTAGGAAGCGACGTTCTTAATGGAATGAGTAGAGAAGAGGTTATAGAACTCATTCAAGGAGATTATAAGGTTAAGAGCGTGGGGATTACTGGACAACTTATGAAGGCTGAGATGCTTCAGAATCTTGTGCAGCTTATGAACTTGATTGGACAGAATCCTCAGGCGTGGCTTCCATATATTAACCAAGATGCGCTTTTGAGACGGATCTTGGAGTGTTTTAGACCTCATATTTATGAGATTGAAGATATAATTGCAGATCCGGCGATGCAGCAAGCTAAGAAACTTGAGATGACTCAGCAAGCTTCGGTATCGCATTTGATTGGGTTATTGCCTGCATTACTTCAACATTCCCAAACCCAAACCCAACAAGAACAGGATAAGGGTTTGGCATTACAAGAACAAACTCACCAACGGGATCTTGCTCAGATGGATCAGCATATCCAAGTAGCTCAGATGGCGCTTCAACACACCCAGGAGATGGGGGCACAAAATCTTCAGGCCCAACAACTTCAACGGCAGCAAGCCCCGCTCCAACAGCAAGCGGCTTCTGCACAAGGAAATAGGCAATGATTAAGAGTTTAGTTGAGATTATAATTTGTGGGCTCATTACTTTAGGTCTAGGACAAACGCAACCTTATCATCCAAGCCAAATGACGTATTATCCGGGATTGTATTTTGATTTTGGTACCTCAACCCCTTCTCAGTGTTCGGTACCGGCGTATTATTATAATACCTCCGGTTCGGGAACGTTATATGTTTGTGCTCCTCCAGGAACGATGGTGGCAGCAGGGAGCGGGGCAGGGAGCGGGGCGGGAACGGGTAGTTGTACAAACCAGGTAGTAACGGCGGTAAATACGTCTACGGCACCAACTTGTAATACTATTACTAGTGCCTATGTGGATTCGAGTGTGCTGTCGCAATCCGATATTCCGACTTTCGCGATCTGCACCACGGCGGGTTGTGCGGTAGAAACGACGTTTAATAACTGGTTTGTCTCGGCGTCAAGTGGCATTACTTTTGATGAGTGTGGATTTGCATTACAAACTGCCCCCACTGTGCAGTCGGTGATTGTGGATATTCAAACGGCGGCTGGAGTGTCGATCTTTGGGGCCACCAAATTGGTGATTGCAACGAGTGCGAGCACCACCACGTTTCAGTCCACGTTTGCCAACTCGCCCCAGACGGCGGCGAAGGGAGCTCAGTTCAAGGCGGTGATTACGCAGAGCGACACGGGCGGCGCGGCGCTCGGGGGCTATGTGAAGTGCCGGGTCCACTAAGGAGGATGCGATGATACGGACACTTCTGCTTCTCATACTTGTCTCACCAGCCTTCGGGCAGATTACGGCGGGGAACTACGGGCAAGGCGGTCCTAGTGGCTCGGGCGTCTCGACCGTCTCTACTGGGGCGATCACTGGCTGTGCGACGGCGGGGGCGTACTTCTTCGTTGGCAGTTTCACAAACCAGTACGGCTCGGCTGGGTACACTGTTGCCTCCACATCGATAAGTTCCGGAAACTGGCATCAAAGCGCTCTGTTGAGTACCGAAACCGAGTATTTCTGGGCCTACTCTGCGTCGATCACAGACAGCGAGGTAATCACCGTCACCAAGAGTGGTTCCCTCTACGTAGCAACCATTAAGGGCCAATGCTTTGCGGGAGTTAATGCGACCTTCGCCAATCAGTTGGATCAAACCAATTCGCACTGGTGTGGAAACAACACGTATGGGAGCAGTTGCCAGCCGGGCTCGATCACGCCGACGCAGGCGTCGGAGTTGATTGTGAGTGGTTGCATTGATAATAAAAACGAAATTAACAGCGTCAACAGCGGCTTTACGGCTATCGGCACACTGCCTCTGGGCGGCTCGCAAGCGTACTTGATTCAGACCTCCGTGTCTGCGGTGAACCCGACCTGGGCATTCACTACGGACTACCACTACTTCGGATGTTGGATTGCATCATTCAAAGCGGCGAGTCCGACCTTGGACTACACCGTCTCGGGGCCTTCGAGTGGGCTAGACTACAACGCATCCACCGCGTTTACCGTCTCGAAGGTCTCGGGAAACTGGAACGGCTCGATGACAATCATCATTGCCGACGGCTCACAGGGTGGTGCGATTACGCCAAGCGTCGGAGCGCCAGGGACCTCGACCGTTACGGTAACACCAACGAACGGGAGTTCGTCGTTCACGTTTATGTATACCCCCAACGTGGTGGGAGCCATCACCTTGAGCTTCAGCGGAACCGGCATGGCGGGTTCGAATCCGAATCCATCCATCTACACCAGCATCGCGTTGACCATAACCAACTCCTGCGTAAGCAGTACTGGCGTGCTGGGTGTGGCTTCCAGCACCTGTACGATCACGGCGTCCTTGACCTTTAACGGAACTCAGACTGTCACCTTGGCCGATGATTCTGAGTATGTCTGCGGGACGTTCACGCCGAGCGTGGGCAGCCCGGCGTGTGGGACCGTGACGGTGACGCCTTCGAGCGGGAGCACCTTCACCTATACGTACACGCCACTGGGTCCCGTCGGGCTGCGGATTTTTGTGGTGACAAACAACTTCTCCGCGACGAATCCGGCGAACGTGACCTATACGGCCACATCTGCGGATGTCTGCACGATGACCGCTGCGGCCGCCGGCAACTGGAACGCGGCAGGGACGTGGACTCCATCGGGCTGCACGGGCGGTGGCCACACCACGCCGGCCGCAGGCGACACGGTGACGATCACCGGCTACTCGGTGGTGTGCTCGACGGGGACCTGCTATGCGGGCACTGCGCCAGCGAACAACACCACGTACGACCTGACTATCGCACAGAGCGGCAGCGGGTCCGGGGTGCTGGAGGTTTCTTCCGGGGCGACTCTTTTCGTCACAGGCAATTTCAAGTTGAACAGTTCGGCGGGAGCGAGCCCGACCCACTTCGCAGTTTTCAAGCTGGACACTGGAGCGACGTTCGTCCACGACAACGCGAATGGGAGCGTTCAGTA